AATTTTCGTTTTGCTAAAAAATTTCAAGAATTGGGTGCTAAAGTTGTAATATCATGTTCAACTGAATTAAAAGAATTATTTTCAAATCATGGATTTGTTTGCATTGATAATAAAGGTATACAGTTTCTTCATTATGATTATTGGGTTCCTGCTATGTCTGCCGCTTATGTATTGAATATGGAGTATGATGATATTGATGGTAGTCAATATATTTTTCCAAAAAATCCAATATCTTTGTTTTCCAAGAATAATAATTTGAAAATTGGTATTCGTTGGAGTGGTAATCCTGAATTTGAACACGAACAACATAGAAGGTTTCCACCAGAATTGATGATTGCACTATCAGAAATTCCAAACACATCGTTCTATTCACTACAAAGGGATGAAAATTGTATAGATGGATTACCATTTTCTGATATGCGTGGACAAATGAAGACTTGGGATGATACTTCAAACATTATTGCAGATTTAGATTTAGTAATAACATCTTGTACTTCAATAGCTCATCTTGCAGGTGCAATGGGTATTCCCACATGGATTGTTGTTCCTATAATGCCATATTATACTTGGGTTTTTCCCGGTAATACTTCTCGTTGGTATAATTCTGTAAAATTATTTCGTCAAGAAAAATATGGAAAATGGGATGATACATTCTTAAAAATTAGAGAAGAACTCACTAAATTATCAGAAGAACATAGTAAACAATCGGTTTAACATATTTATAGATAGTATATTGTTTTTAACAAAAAGAGTTTATACATGAAATATATTTTAGTAGAAAATGGAAAAATTGTTGGAAATCCAATGGAACTTCCGAGAAATTGGGCAAATATATCAAATTTTTATCTTTTTGATAATGAAACATTGAAACAATATGGGTGGTACCCGTTTAGATTTGTAGAATCAGAAATAAATTCAAATCAATTTTATGATGGAAGTGATTTTGTTATTGAAGAAAATGAAGTGGTTGAATACCAAAAGGTTCGCAATAAAACCCCACAGGAAATTGAAGAAGAACTCGAAAGTCAATGGGCTTTTATTCGTCACCGTAGAAATGAATTTTTATTGGAATGTGATTGGACACAACTACAAGATAGCCCACTATCTGAACAAAAACAGCAAGAATGGCAAACATATCGTCAATCATTGCGTGATATAACGGAACAACCCGATCCATTCAATATAGTTTGGCCAACAAAACCAGAATAATATATGAACAACAAAATTCTTAAATTGATAAAAGAAATGAATCTTGCCATATTCAATGAAAACGAATTAGTGGACAGGGATATTCTTATTTTGTATCCTGGTAAATTTCAACCGATGGCAATTTATCATCGTGAAGAATATGAAAGAATTTGCCGTAAGTTTGACAAAGACAATGTAATAATTGTTACAAATGATATTACAGACCCGATAGAAAAACCATTAACCTATGACGAAAAGTTTGCAATAATGCGTCGTCATAATGTCAAACATATTCAAAAATCAAATACACCATTTCATGCAACAAATGTTATAGAACAATTCGATAGTGATGCTACTGTTGTAATTTATGCGGTGGACAAGGATGATGTATCTAAATTAAAAGATTACAAGAGACTGATGAAATGGAATGGTAGTAGTCATTTGCCATACAAAGATATTCAAAATCCATATGTGTATTACATGGTAGTGAATCATGTCATATATGATATTCCATCATTTGGCGAAATGGGTTCAAAGAGTATTTTTGCTGCTTTGGCAGACCGTTCTGCTAAATTATCTGAATTAAAATCTCGTTTCATTTCTATATTTGGTTGGTTTGATGTAGAGATATTCAATATGGTTGTTTCCAAATTCAATACCAAACGTGGTAAAATGAAAGAAAGTAAAAAAGATAAAAATGGTTTAAGACCATTGCACATGATAACGAGAAAATTTTGGAATAAAGTTTACAACGAAATAATAAAATAAAAGGTTATGTTATGGAATTAAAAATTGAAAGTCTTAATGATGTTAAAAAACTTCTTTCTGGAAAACATGAAATTCAGGAGAGAGTTCAAGTGGGTTATACCGAAGAAGACAAAGAAAAAAATCTTTCTAGGAAAATTGGCGATAAGTGGTTTGATGAAGATGGGAATGAATGGGAACAACGAAATGGATATAAAATAAAACTTGGAAAAGAATGGCAACAAGAATTGCATGAGTATCTAAATTCATTTCCAAACTGTCCAAAAGAAACTTGCACTTGTGGTATGCCAAAAAAAATGGATCAAAAAATGAAACGTATTCATGGGATGTGTTTTGATTGTGTTATTGATATGGAACATAAAATCCGCCTCGAAGGTAAATGGGATGAATATGAAAAAACAAAAGTAAAACAAAATGCATTGGCTTGGTTGAAAGAAGCAGAACGTGATAAAAATTCCATTGCAAGTGAATTATCAAGATTGGAATTTACCAATGATTTTGGTGATAATGAAAAATGGAAAACTCCTTTCAACAAAGAAGAAATGTTGGAAAAGATAGAAAAAGAATTTTCAGAGTTCAGAAAGAATTTCATAGAACAACTAGAAAGGGATTTAGGAGAAAGGATTGAGGAAAGTTAATCCAATATCAGACACTTTCAGAGGTATTGGTGGTAGTATATCGTCAAAAAGAGTGATGATGTTCTTTTCTTTTCTTGTTATGATATTTATGGCAATACTTTCTACCTTTTACGATAAAAAAGTAGAACAGTTTATATTCGATGGGTTCCTTTACATAGTAGTTGGTGGATTGTTTTCAGTAGCATCAGAACAATTTGCTAGTAAATTTAGGAAAATGGAAAACCAAGATTATTACGAAGAAATAAATGACAATGATATTATAGATGAACCACCAAGAAGAAAAAGGAGAAATGTATGAAACAAATAATTGTTGAACGATCAGTTCCAACAAATAAAAAACTTTACAACAGTATTAAATCTAGAATTAAAAGAAAGTATAAAGTGTGGCCAAGTGCATATGCATCTGGTGCCCTTGTGAAGGCATATAAAGCAGCCGGTGGTGGTTATCGTAATGTAAAAGAAGTTATTACAAACCCAACGTATCAATTAGAAGGTTATCGAACAAATGAATGTGGTAAAATAACAGAACTACATTTTGGTTTACAAGAAAGTGGTTTGACTTCTGTTAATGAGGCAGAATATCGTGGTAGAAAAGTTTCTCTCGGTAAACCTTTCCGAACACCAGGTGGACCTAAGAAGTTTTCTGTTTATGTTAAGAAATCAAATGGAAATGTTGTTAAAGTTAATTTTGGTCACAAGGGCGAAGGTGGAAAGAAAACTATGCGTATTAAAAAGAGTAATGCTGCTCGTAGAAAATCATTCCGTGCTCGTCATAATTGTCAATCACCTGGACCAAGACACAAGGCCAGATATTGGTCCTGCAGATTTGGATGGCCAAGTTCCGGTAAAGGTGCAATAGATAGAACATAATACATGAATACTGGAATATACAAAACGGTTATGAGAGGTTTGCTTCAGTCTAATGCTGTTGCAGACAGAAAAGTTTTTGCTGAAATAATGGCAAAGGCATATCAAATGTCTACTGTTGGTTTTTCTGGAACTATATTTGGTGCAAAATTGATAAGTGGAGACACTGCATTTTTAACTAGTTCTATAAACAATGCATTAGATGCTAATTTTGCTGATACTACTCGTGGTGTAAATCAATCTGCATACAATTTAATGGCTATTGGTTTTATGGGATATTGGGCATCTGCAAAATTTACACCAATGCCATATAAACCGGCTATGACTGTTACTGTAAAGGGACCAGTGGTTACTGTTCCCGGATCACCGAGTCCACTTGGGGGCAATATATTTTACTCTTTTGTTTTGGGTGAAGCCGAAGCACATCTGAATGCAATTTGTACATCACTTTTAGTTTTCCATAAAACAATAACTGGAACAATAAGTGGAAACTCATCAAATGGTGCAGCAATAGTATTGCCCTGGGTTGGTATAATTTGAATTACAATCATATTTATGTGTATGAATAAATGCACAGAAAATATCGTTAGAGAAATAATCAGAGAATACTTTGTATCAGTATTGATAGAAGGGAAGAAACCCAGTGGTGGATTAACCGGTTGGTTTAGAGAAAAATGGGTTGATATTTCTCGTAAGAAAAAAAGTGGTGGCCATCCTCCATGTGGCGCTTCTGCTGGTAGTAAAGCCAGAAAAGGTGGTAAGAGAGCATATCCCAAATGTGTTCCGGCATCCAAAGCCGCTTCAATGTCATCTAAACAAAAAAGAAGTGCAGTAACACGAAAGAGAAAAAAAGGTTCAACTGGTCGTGGTAAAGCAAAAATGGTTTCAACATATGCAAAGGATTAAAAATGGAAGATGTTTTGGAAAAAAGAATTGGCAATTACATAAAAATTCTTGTCATTGCTGTATTTGCAATACTTTTTGTTTATGTAGTTTATGACAACAATCGTTCAAAAGAACAAATAAAGACTTCAACAAAAACAAAAGATA